TCTATATTAGTTTTAATGCTTTTATCTGTTACTTCACTAGAATCGTAGTAGATACTATTGTTTTCCTCTGTTTTATCTGAGCTTGAAATCATAGTAGATAAACTGTTTTCTTCTTTAGTAGTAAGACCTCTCATAATTTTTTTGTCTTTAGCTGGCGCAGGATTATTAGAACTAATGCTATCTGAATCTTTAGTTTTTGCATTTATTTCATTAAGCATTTCTTGATTCAATACAAATTCATTTTTGTGAACAACACCAGCAACTTCATCGTCCTTACCGTCTCCAGTCCATCCACCATTAGCAAAAGAAGAACTATTACCTTTCGCTGAGTCAGAACCAAATAAAGCCTCTGTGACTGATTTGGTTTTTTTAGAATCTTTAAGGTTTAATTCGTCACTTTCAGGAGTTCCTTTGGCTGTCGCAATCTTAATGGTAGTTTCAGCTATGCTTTTTCTTAGAATCTCTTGATATACTTTATTATTGGGCATATTAATCAAGGCTTTTTCGAGATTAATTTCTTGCATTTCCTTTCTCTTCTCGAGAGTTTTAATAAGTTCAATGTTAGCTTCATTTTTTATTTTTAAGGATGTTTTTTGAGCTAGTTCTTCAAGCTTTTCGTCTGTAATAACATTATTTTCAGTATTGTATTCGGTTATTTTATTTTCAGTTTCTTTGATACTAAGAGATATTATTTCTAGTTGTCTAGTCAAATTCGATAGTTCAACTGTTGAACCAGCGGAAGGGTTAGATTTAATCTGTTCTATTCTTTCAGATGTTCTAACTTTGCCTATTTTTAAAGAGTTCAGTTTTGTATTATTTTTTTGGTACTGAATCTCTTCTTGTTCTTCTTTTGGCAAAGCTTTGAATTCCTGCTCTTTTTGCTTCTGTTCCTTGATTTCTTTTTCTTTAATAATAGCATTTGCTTTATCTACTTTTCTTTGGTTGTTTGCTTTTACTTTTTCAATAGTATCTAAGACAATTTGATTATCTTCCTCATTGAAATAACCTTTATTGATTATTCTTCTTAGGGCTTTAACTGGTAGAAGTTCTAATTTTGCTTTATTTTCTATCTTTTCTTTACCGTAAGACTCTTTATTTAGAATCCCTAAATCTGCTAGTTGGTCTTTGAACTTGTCTTTATCTGAACTAAAATTGGTTTTTTCTATTTTTTGAGTCAATTCAGTAGTTTCTTTTTCGTCTAATTTTTGAGTTCCAAACATTCCATTTGATTTATCATAAATAAAATCTTGTAAATCATCCCATATATTTCCTATGATTGTAAAAATATTATCTTTGAACTCAAAGAATTTTACTTTTAAATCTGATATAATAGGGTCTAATGCTGTTGATATTTTATCAGTAACGAATTGAACTGCTTTCCCTAGACCTTTTACTACTTTTATGATTAAATCAGGTCCGAAGTCCTTAACTGAATTATATAGGAATTTACTAACATCTATAAAAGCTGTTAATTCCATTTTTAGTAATTTAAAGTAACCTTTCAATCCTGCTGTTACTGCTCCTATAACATTATCCACTATACCAGGACCGTAGTTTTCTACTTTTTCTATAACATAATCTATCGCTGTTGTGAGTCCTCTTTTTACATCAGCCATTATATTAGGTCCGTATTCTTTCACTTTATCAATAACGAATTGGACTGCTGTTTGTAAACCACCAAATACTTTATCACTTAGGTTTTTTCCTGCATCTGGAGATGAAATAAAATCAAGTACAAAATCAACTGCTTTCCCAAAACCATCTTGTATTTTGGTGAGTAAATCAGGACCATATTCTTTCACTGCTCCGATAACAAAATCAACTGATGAATAAATTCCATCTCTGATAAGTCTTAGTACATCTGGACCATATTTAATAATAGCATCAACTGTATCATTTAAAACTGCACTAATTCCATCCCATAACATTTTTAGAATTTTAGGTGTGTATTCAACCAATAAAGGAACTGCTACTTTAATAAGACCTTTAAACCCATCCCATAACATAGTTCCTACTTCCGGTCCGTATTTTACTATTCCAGCAAGTAAAGAAGAACTCAAATCACTAAATGCTGTGGTCATCATAGAAATAAGACCAGGTCCGTACTCTAGAACCCCGTTCATTATAGATGCCCCTACTGTTGCTAATCCTTTAGTCACATTTTTCAGAAGCCCAGGTCCGTACTCCAGAACCATATTCATCAAATCAGAAGTGGTATCTTTAACCATATCCCACACTTGTGATAGAATAGGAGGCATATTGTCAGCCATCCACTCGACAAAGTCACCCAATTTTTCTTTTATTTGAGGCCAGAACTTCTTAATTAAAATCCCCAAACCTAAAATTTTACCAAAGAGGCCTATATTATCTTTAACACCAGAAGCAACTTTACCTAATCCATTTCCTGCACCCTTGACTAACCCTAAACCCATAGATTTTGCTTTTTCTTTTAGTGAAGTTTTTCTATTATGTTCACTTCTGTACTCTGCTTCTTTCTGCTCTTCAAGTTGCTCTTTCTGTATGATTAATTCTTTCTTGAGTATCTCTAGCTGTTCTTTTTCTACTTTTAAAAGCTCTAAATCAGTGCCATTATTTTCTTTTTCAGTTATTTTTTTGTCTAATAAATCTACTTTATCTTCAGTTTCTTCAATTCTAATCTCAGATGTGGTTTGAGAATTCTGTATCTCAGTAAGGGGAGACTCTAAATTTTCTGATTTTTCATCTTCTATTATTTTAGTTTCTTTTGCTCTAGATTCCTTGCTCAGGTCTTCTGATTTATAGTCTTTAGGGTTTGTTGATTCGTTGTTTTGTTTTGGTTTTTTGATATTTCCCCCAAGAGGTTTGGGTTTTCTTACTCCGTTTTTGCTTCCTTTAGGTCTCCCCATAATAATCTCCTTTTAAAAATATTTATAGAAAGGAGATTAAAGAGAGATTAAATCCAGAGGAAGTTAGGAATGTTTTCGTAAGTTTTTGTTTCTTTTGCTGAGCAATTAGGGCAAGTCCCAGCAAATTTTAATTCTAAAGAATCAACCATTAATTGATATTTTTCAAATACTTCATCAAAAATTCTAGAAGGAAGTGAATCCATGAAATTAGTTAGTTCTTTATAAGATATTTTTTCTGTTAATTTTCCATTAATTTCTACAGAGTGAATATGCAAAATAAAATCAGTGAAAATATAGTTAATTATACCATCATCAATAATTAATTTTTCTTTCTCTTTGTTGGTTCTGATAGGACCTATATTAAAAATCATATTATTCTCTTCATCTTGAACTTGAACTTTTGAATATTTTGCTTCTTCAAAAGTGCAAATATCTTTGATTTTAATATCTAATGTTTGCTCTTCCTCGCACTCAGAGCAGATTATTTTATCTTTGAATGTTTCACCTATAGATTTTATTCTAATTTCAATAAGTAATAACTTCTGTTCTTGTACTGATAAAACTAGTTTTTTATTTTCAATGGCAGGGAGAACAAGTAGATCGAAAATAACTTTATCTGTTATTTTAGTGTCTTTATCTTCGATAGCTTCAAGATAAAGTCTTTCTTCTTTGGCTGTCCATTCTTTAAATTTAATTTCTTTTTGACCTATTTGTGCTGTATGTTTATAACTTGATTTATATTTTAACATTCTTTTTCCTTTGTTATTATTTATTTTGTTCTTCGATTGTTTTTTGAAGCAACCCGAAGTAGATGTCCCTTTCAAAAGGAAGCATTTCATCTACTTCATTTATGGTGTAATGACCAAAATACTTCATATTACTATAATACTGATATAATGTACTAAGGTTACTCTCTATCATTACTTCCACAAAAAATTTGGGATTTTCTCAAAGACTATATTGTTTTCAGTATTGCATATCATACAGTTTGTTTTAAGATTGAAGTTAAGGGTTGATTTCATTTTCCTGAACTCTTTAAATACTTCATCAAAAATAAAAGTAGGTAATTCTTCGATGAAGTCTTTTAGTTCATCGAAAGTAAAAGTATCCTCTAATTCACCTTGCAATTCTATACTTTGAATATGCAATAAAAATTCAGTAAATGAATATTCAACACTATTTTTGGTATCATCTAACTTACTTCTTAGACGTTCAGAAGCTATATCTCCGAAATTAAAAATTATATCTTCATTGTTTTCATCTTTAGTTGTTACACTCTTAAATTCATCAGGAGTGAAATTAACCATCATATCAAAATTAATATCTATATCGTTTACTTGTTTGCAATCAGTGCAGGCATATCTCATTGAAAAAGTAGCACCTATTGACTTTTTTCGTATCTCTATAATAAGCATTTTTTGTTCATTAGGACTAAGAACCACATCTTTATCTTCTAGACAAGGTCTAATTAGTAAATCAAAAAGTTTTTTATCTGTAATTTCTGTCTCTGATTCTACTGCAATTAAATAATCTTTTTCATTTTTAGTATTCCAAGGTTTGAATTTATATTCTTTGGAACCTATCTTGGCAATATTATTGTATTGCACTTTATATTTTAACATTTTTATCCTTCCTTTATTATTAATCTAAAAATATTTATAAATTAAACAAAAAAGGAGAATTTTATGTCAGGTAGTATGAATACTTTAACAAAAAGCCTAAGTTGGCAAGACCCTAGTAAGTTCAGGATATCCATGACTGGACCTGGTTCAGGAGAACTAGATTTGCCTAAGGCTGAAATACTTAGTTCAGCCTGTCAGAGTATCCAGGTAGCAGATATAACCCAGACTCCTATACAAGAATTTATAGGCGAGCAATGGAGATTCGCTAGTGGTAGATTAGAGAATTATCAGATAGGTATAACATTCAAGGATTATAATAATTTCGAGCTTTATAGGAAGTTCGCTGATGGAATTCAAGATTTCTCTAGAATGTATCCTGATGACCAAAATATAAATCTAGAAATATATACTTCAGGCACTTTTGATGTAGATAAATTTACTAAAATAGCAGAGTTCAAAGATTGTTTGTTGATTGCTGTTAGTGGTCCTACTCTTGATAATAGTAGTGTGGCTTCTGTGGCTGAGTTCACCATTCAGTTAAAAGCAAGTTATGTAAAAACCTAAGGAGGTAAATATGGGAGTAATAGATGAATTAAAATCAACCCTAGGAATGGGGGCTAGAGCCAACAAATACAGAGTTATTATTAATGGGGTAGCAGGAGGACCTAGTGGTCCAGAGGTAGATACTTTAACAAAATCAGCTTCAGTTCCAGGAAGAAGTTTTAACGAAATAGAAGTATGGAATCAAGGAAGATTAACAGTTATAGCAGGAGAAGCTGATTTTGGAGGTACTTGGTCTGTTACTTTTATGGATGATGAAAAACATACTTTAAGAGGGAAGTTCATAGCCTGGATGGAGTTCATAGATTCAGTAGCAAAACATTCTTCGGATGCTTCATCTCATGAAGATTATGTAACTACTTCAGAACTTCACCAACTCAGTACGGTAGATAACAAACCAACTGCAAAATACAAGTTCAACGATATATGGCCTAAGTCTATTTCAGATTCGGCGATGTCAGATGAATCTTCTGAGATGATAGAATTCACAGTTGAGTTCAATTATACTTCGTGGGAAAAAATATAAATAATTAAAATAGATAGAGTCCACAAGGATGTGTCTATGAATACTAAAACGGGAGGTACACAAAATGGGTGTATTAGAAGAATTAAAAACTACTTTAAAAATGGGAGCTAGAGGTAACAAATATAAAATTATGTTAGCGGCTCCGGTTGGTGCAACTGATGATTTCTTAATTGATACGGTAGGTAAAGGTGGAGCAATTCCAGCGAAAACAATAGGTCAAATAGAAATATGGACTCAAGGTAGAAAATTAGTTGTTGCTGGAGATGCAACTTACGAAAATGCTTGGCAACTTACATTCTGGAATACTCAAGACCACGCTCTTAGAGATGGTTTCGATAAATGGTTACTTTTCATTGATGATATGGATAACCACTCTAGAACTGCTACTGACCACGCTTCTTATATGACTGAAGGTGCTAAAATTCAGCAACTTAACACTACTGATAATTCAGTTATGGCAACTTATAATTTTTATAACTTGTGGCCTACTGGTATCAGTGCTATTGATATGGCTGATGACCAACAAGATACGATAACCGAATTTAGCGTAGACTTTGCTTATTCTCACTGGGTTAAATCTTAAATTAAGCTTTTCTTTATCCTTTTTTAGTATAATAGCTAAAAAAGGATTTAAGGATGACCAAAACCTTCATAGAAGAGAATCTTCTAAATAAATCAGGTAAATTAATCCACCAAAAACTACATCTTACAACTCTCACAAAAGAAGAACTTTATCTTATCTTACACGAAACTGAACCTTTAAAATGCACTAAATGCAACGAAAATCATAGATTTGTTTCTTTTACTTCAGGTTACTACCCTAAATGTTCTAATAGAAAATGCAACTTAAAAAAGAGGGATATTTCTGAATTCACCAAAGAACAAATTAAAAAACAGATAAATGAAAAAGGAATCAACTCTACTTTTACTGTTGGTATCTCTAATTCAGTACAAGAAATATACAATCATTATTATTCACTAAAGAATCCTATTTGTCCTAAATGCAAAGAACCTTTTGGGTTTGATTCTTTCAGTAAAGGATATTCTACTAAATGTAGAACTAAAGATTGTATAGTGCAACAAAGGAAGGAAACCACATTAAAAAACCACGGAGATGAGAACTTCAACAACAGACCCAAAATGTTCAAGACCAAACTAAAGAACCACGGAGACCAGAACTTCGTTAATTCCAAAAAAGCAAAAGAAACAAAACTAAAAAACCACGGAAATTCTAATTTTGTTAATATAGAAAAGAGACTAGAAACAATAAAGGAAATGAAAAAATGTTTTATTTCGAGGAATAAAAAATATCCTAAGTACAATCTAGATAAATTAACAAAAGAATACATAGAGCAGAACTTCATAGAAGAAGGTATTCTACAAAAGGATGAATTTATGAAGTTCTATAACTGCAAGGATAATTGGATGAATGTAAATCTAAGAAACCTAGGTGTTGAACTAAAAAGAGATAAAGTAGAAGAGAGAATAAATGCTTTATTCGATAATCAGTTTATTCTCCGAGATAAAAACCTAATCAAACCCTTAGAAATAGATTTATTAAACGAAGAGCATAAATTCGGTATTGAATATAATGGTCTTATGTGGCATTCAGAGGGTGAATCTAAGTACCCTATGTTCAACAACAAAAATTTAAGAAAGAATCACCTCAATAAAACAAATCTAATGGAAGATAAAGGATATTCACTGTTTCATATATTCGAGAATGAGTTCCTAGACCAGAACAAAAAGGAAATATGGATTTCAGTAATTAACGACAGGTTAAATCTTAATACTAAAATAGGAGCAAGAAAATGTTCAGTAAAAGAAGTACCAACACAAGAAGCAAGAGATTTCATCAACGAAAACCATCTTCAAGGATATAATAATGCTAGTGTAAAAATAGGACTTTATTATTCTGGTCAGCTTTATTCCATAATGACATTCGGGAAATCAAGATTCAACAAGAAATATGATTATGAACTTATTAGATTTTGCACTAAGAAGGGTTATACAGTACAAGGAGGCGGTTCTAAGCTACTTTCTTACTTTGAACGAACATTTGCACCAAAAAGCCTTATTTCGTATGCCAACAGGAGATGGTCACAAGGTAATTTTTATGTTAAAGCAGGATTTGATTTCATAGAAAACACTCCACCTAACTATTTCTATTTTAAAGAGAATTCACTTGAGTTAAAATCTAGAAATCAGTTTCAAAAACATAAATTAAAAGGAATCCTTAAAGACTTCTATCCTGAACTTACTGAAACACAAAATATGTTCAACAACAATTATAGAAAAATATACGACTCAGGAAATAAAGTATTCATCAAAAGTTATAAGTAATAAAAAAAGGATTACTTATGGCTTATTACCACTCCTCTATAAAAAACTACACGATAGCTCTTCTAGACTTATTTAACGACATTCACATACTCAGACATTCAGAAGATGGTTCTGTAATAAAAGATATACAAGTCCCTATTAAATTCGGTAATAGGGACAAAGCTTTTATGATGCAAGAACACGATTTAGAGAACCTTAATTCAGGAAACATTAATTCACTTCCTAGGATGGTTCTTGCATTTGATGGAATGTCTAAAGCACCTCAAAGAGACACCAACAAACTAGCGAAGATGAATAAAAGATCCAAAGGTCCTGAATCTCTTATGTATGAGTTTCATTATAATGCTGTTGCTTATGATTTTAATTTTACTGTTTTTGTTGCTACTAGGACATTCACCGATGCTACTATTATTATAGAACAAATAGCTCCTTTATTCAGACCAGATATAACACTAAAAATAAGAGAATTGGATATACAAGATAAACCAACCTCAGTTCCTGTTCAACTAGGTGATTTTAGTATTGAATTACCTGATGAAATGGCTGAAGACCAAATAAGAATAATAGAAGTAGAGTTTCCTTTAGTTCTAAAAGGGAATTTATATTTACCTATTAAAGATGCTTCTATTATTAAAGAAATAGAATTAAATATAAAAAACATAGAACAAGAAACTTCATCTAAAGGTTTTGAGTACGAAGTAGAATATACTGATGCACAAATAACCAACGATGGAATAAAAAATATGTTACCTAAGGAGGAATTATAATATGGAAGATGAAGTACTAAGAGATTCAAAGAAATTTTTATCTCTGTGTGAAGCATTTGATATTAATGCAGGAAATATGGAAGAAAATATGCAGAATGAAAAAAAGAAAATAATAGATTCACTAACTACATCTGACCTGCAGAATGTAGATGTAGAAAATGTTAATACTAGCATAATTGAAACTGAAGATTTAATGAAGGATTTTTCATTCATAAGAAAGAATCTAAGAGCAAATATAGATTCTACTTCAATTCTCTTAGAGAAATTCGGTAATGATTTATCTGCTAGTCACGCCGAGGATGTTAGTGGGCAGATGTTGCTTGGTTATTCGGAGCTTATAAAATCATCCAATACTTCTATGAAACTTTTAATTGAAAGTTATAGTTCAGTATCTAAAACTCAAAATGAAATTAAAAAGCTCATACAAGAAAACAAAACCATAGAATCAGAACAATCTCAAATAGATAATTCAGTTACTAATGTTGTTAATTTTGTGGGAACTCCTTATGAGATGCTAGAGAGTCTTAAAAAGGGATAGATTTAATTTTAGATAAAATATCATTTTGTCTTCGTACTTCTCTAATTGCTAGAGTATTATAAACAGTACCTATTCTATCTTCGTAATCATTTATCCAGGTTTTCTTGAATAAATTGCTGTACTCATCTAGAATATCAGAATCAATAAAATCTAGCATTTTATTGGGTTCTTTTGCTCCATTTATCTTATGTAACCACTTCAACCCAAACTCAGAATTAGTTCCTTGATAAGAAGGTTCATCTCTATCAACAAAAGAAGCAAAATTATCTCCTTTAGTAAAGAACTTATCGTGTACTTCATTAATTATTTTAGGAACAACAATATCTAAATAATACTGTTTCTCTATTCCAATATTAGTATTTCTTAGTTCTTGATATGTTGAATCTTCTTCAGGTATATTGGATTCCAGAGCTGTTTTTAGTGCTGAAGCATAATACATTCTACCGAACATAAACAAATCATCACTTTCATTCATAAAGAATTTTATTTTGTGTTCAGCACAAACTGAATTTATGAACTGTTTAAATTCAGTGGTGAGATAATCTACTAATTCAGTACCTTCTAGTGATTCCAATTCAAAATCACTATCCAAATCATAAAATTCAATCCCTCTCATTACTGAGCTAATCTCTTACTATTAATTAAAATTATAATATCCAAGTCTTCTTGTGTGAACTTAAAATCTTTTATTCTGGTTAAAAACTCCAAATCATCTTCATCTAATTCATTTTGAGGTTCAATCATAAAATTGTTAATTTCTATTTTCTTAGTTCGTATCATTAGTGCTGTTGCATAAATTTCTTCAGGTAAAATAATACTACAAGAAGTCATTAATCCTTTAAGACTAAAATCATCTTCGGAGAATGAAGCACTAGGATATTTTTCTTGAGTTAAAATCACCTTAGTATCTTCTAGATGTTCTGACACACCAGCATCTAGAAGAATTACTGTTTTGTCTTCTTTAGACCATTGATTAAGTAGTGCATTTTCTGAACCGTATTCATTAAAAAGTTCAACTGTTGAGTGCAAACCTTGTATTCCTTTAGCCATTGTAGATAACATAAAGTGACTAAAAATATAACATCTTGTTTCTTGTGTTTTCATTATTTTCCTTTAATTCGTTTAATTAATTCTGATAAAAATAAAAGTCTGTGGTAGCAATACCATCTATCACTCATATAATCTAGCTCTGATTTAATACTTTCTTCTGTGAATTCACTTTCTGAAAAACTAACTTCATATTTAGAAACACTAGATAATAAATGATTAATATGTTTTTCATTCTTTAGTAACATTTCATAGAACTTACTTAAATCTTCACTTCTTTTGTCAAACATAGTGTATATTCTATATCTTGAATAATTAAGTTCTGGTGTTTCAAAACCGTAATTATTAGTATTAAAATATTTTTGAACTATTTTATTTCTATTATGTTTTACTGTTTTTTTCATTTATAAAATCCTTATTTTTTAATTAAGAAGACCAGACGATAAAAGTGAATTATAATATTTTAAGGTAGAAGTAACTCCTATCTTATGTCTTCTTAATTAAAAAATAAATTATAACATTCTAAAAAGAATGTTATTTAATCTCCTTAAGAAAAGATTATTCCGTGATTTAAGTAAAGTTTTTCACCTTCACTTGATATTTTTTCAGTTTTTATATTAAATTTGTATTTAGAATTTTTAAGAGAAGATTTTATTTTATTATAAATTTCATCTTCATTATCTGTTTTTGACATTATACTAGAGAAACGAATTACTCCATCATATTTACCAAAAGTAACTTTAACTGGTAATGTTAATTTATTAAGTTTTGCTATTATATCCTCATCTGAATCTAAAGATTCAGTAATATAATCTTTAAAATTTTTCATTTATTTTCCTTTTTTTTGGTATCCCTAAGGAGATTTGAACTCCTATGGACGGAATGAAAATCCGTAATCCTAACCATTAGATGATAGGGATACATTTTTATTAAGTGTAATTTCCTAGTTTCACTATTTCTAGTTACTCAACACCACGAAAAGATAAACTAACTAATTGTTCTACCATCGCATTATTATTTATTTTGGTAGGTTAAGAAGGATTCAAACCTTCGACTAATCTGTTATGATTTCAAAAAAGCCCATCGCATTATTAACCTATATTGGTATCCCTAAGGAGATTCGAACTCCTATGGACGGAATGAAAATCCGTAATCCTAACCATTAGATGATAGGGATGTATTCTTATTATGGCTCCGGATGTTGGGCTCGAACCAACGACTTAGTGATTAACAGTCACTCACTCTACCAACTGAGTTAATCCGGAATATAAATGGTGGAAACAGAAGGATTTGAACCTTCGAGAGTTTGACCTCGCTCCCTTAGCAGAGGAGTGCAATACCAGACTATGCGATGTTTCCTAGTGGCGCGATGAATGGAATTTGCATCCACAACCTTCTCCTTGACAGGGAGATAAACTAACTAATTGTTCTACCATCGCATTACTATTTATTTGGGGCTTATTACACCTCTTGTAACATAAACAGTTGATTCTTCATCATCATCGTCTAGATAATCTGAAAGTATTTCAGTACTAACAACTAATTCAAAAGAGTTCAAACCTTCTATTTTTAATATTTGTTTTTTTATCTCTGAAGTACAATCTTCAACTGATTCAGTTGATTTAAAACTTATACTGTCACCCTTCGAAGTAAAATGAACTAAAGTAGGATATTTTTGTCCTTTAAGTGCTTTAAAAACCTTAAGCAACTCATCTTTTCCTTTGCTTTTTTCGTTTACGTATTCTTTAAATGTTTTCATTTAATATCTCCTTTTTTTATTATGGTGCTGGATATCAGAATCTAACTGATGACCTCTTCACTACCAATGAAGTGCTCTAACAACTGAGCTAATCCAGCTTTTATTGCTTTTTGTTGTTAATATTATACGAAGTTAATGCTTAAACATACATTAAAAAGAGAGATTAATGTATGTTTCTTATTTTATTTGTACTGAGTATATTTCATTATATAAGTTAATATTTTCTCTAACTCTTTTTCAGAATCAATTCTTGTCCAAGTTTCAATTAAATCATCTATATCTGGGTTTGTAAAACCTTCGTAACCTAAGTGATGTTTATGGTCACTATGTATAGGGTCAAAACTAACCCAAACTCGATATTCTTTTGATTTTTTGAAATATGTAATATTAGGTTGAAAACTAGAACCTTTGTCTGGATATCCTACTATCCACAATCTCATTTTTTCTTCATCATCAATATCTACTTTCCAAGTACCAGTTTTAATTCCATTAACTTTTAAAGAAACTCTATTGATTATTTTTAGCATTTTAGCCTTAAATTCATCTTTAGCCATTTCTCTATCATCAGCATCTTTGTACATAGTGTATTTAATACCTGCTCTAACACCAGCGGCGAATTGCTCTAATGTTTTAAAATTTTGAGAATCATCTCTAAATTTAACATTAGGATTTTTAAATGTTTCAATACCAGCATCTCTAGGGTCAAAATACCAATCAAGATAATATTCTTTGTGACCAAAATCATACCCCATAGTAGGTCCAAAATCACAACTATCAGGAGTGTCACCCGTATCAATAATAACTTGATGTATATTTGATTCTACTATACCCCAAGGATGTTTTTTACCAGTTAATTTTTTAAGCTCTCTTTCTACTATTTCAATCATTCTATTACCTATAGCTTCACCTTGGTCAATATAACTATTTACTTCTGAACCTGTGAATTCTAGAACTACTTTTTTTCTATAAATTAATTCAAATCTTTTTCCGCCCATACCTTCATAAGCGTGTAATTTATATTTTGGTTTTAATGTTTTAATTTTATCAACTATGAGTTTACCTATATTCTCTTCATCAATACCCCAATCAGCATCAATTGATTTAAATTTAGCTTCATTATTTTTGAAAGTTACTTCCCAAGTTGAAAATTCTAATTCCATATCCGAATCATCTGGGTCTGAAATTCTTGCTTCGTTTATATATTCCTTGAATGTTGTCATTTATTACTCCTTTTTATTTTTATTTATTGATTAATGTAATCTGGCTCTGCTGTTTTTACTTCTTCAAAATTAGAATTTTTAGAATCTATTTTCTCAAGAAGTGAATTTTTAGCTACTCCAGCAATGTTGGTTAAAACAGATAATCGTAGAATTTCATTATCCACTATCCTAATTTCATTTAGTGATTTTTGTGATTCTTCATCAAGTGAATCCAAGTAATAACTAACACCGTTTATACTAATTTCCTGTCTTTTGACTGTTTCCATCTTCATCCTTTTTTTCGTGTATGAACATATAATTTCTATGTTCAGCAAATTCATTCATAGATAAACAATCATCTAAAATAGCACTAAAATCTATTTTTGTAGGTAAAATTCTTATCCCTATATCATCTATCCAATCAAACAAAACCCCATTCTTAATGAGGAAAGTTTCCAACCCGTATAAGAAATCTAGACTATACATCATTCTAGTATCAGTTTTAGGGTTGGAACTCCATTCCTTAAAAAGGTTATAGTGTTCATTGTTTAAAGATATTTTTTTACCTAGATTAAATATGAACTCAGCATTATAATCTACATCTTCAAGCAATACAACCCAAAGAGTCATTTATCTACCTATTCGCTGAATATTGATATGTTCAGAATCTGAGTTTCTCATAAAAGGAATAACGATTACCTTTTCGGGTGATTTAAAGTTAGCCGCGATAAGTCTATAGATATTCGCTATGTTACTATGTAGTGAACCTTTGGTTTCATATCTAAGCATAACTTTTAATTTAGTTACTTCCTGTTCACTAAGATTAATCGCTGTTACATCTTCTAAGATTTCAGATACGAACTTATCATCTTTCTTAATTTCTTTGAACGCATTTTGTAAAGTCTCTTTTTTTGGTTTCATTTATTTCTTCCTTTAGATTGTAGTTTTTTATTTTTTCTTCTGTGAAATTAAGATTAAAATTTATATCTTTTAATTTACTTAAATCTATATTTTTATCCACTTTCCCTAGACTTATATGTGGTTTGTATATAAGTCTAGATTTCTTAAAATTATTTATTTTGGTTAGTTCTTTATTTCTAGCTTTCAATTCTCTTGAATTTAATTCTATTACTAAAGTATCCTTCTTAGTACCAAACAAACTGAACTTCTTGAAAGTGCAAGAAATATTAATTCTACTTTCAAGAATGAGGTTTTCCTTGAACTCAGCATCAAAAATAATAGTGCAATGCAAATCATTATTAATCCGGCATTCTCCGAAGTGCTGACCTATTCTATTTTGTGTTTCATTACTTAATTCAGCACTGATAAAAGCTCCTGTTCTAGATTTCATCCCAACCATCCAAAATCTCAGGTGATTTGTATGTCATAGAACTCACCTCAAACTGATTACTTCTATTAGAATCTTCACTATCTACAGCCGCGATTTTCTCTAAGTGCAAGTAAGGATTAATTTTTACCTCAGGAAAATCTTGTTCGAAACCAATATCTTTAAGTCTTTTGTTTGCTAGGTAATGAGTATAATCAATTATTGTTTCTTCTCTAAAACCAAGGATTTTATCTCCAAGTGTATCAATAGAAAACTTCTTTTCCCACTTCACAGCAACATTGAACATATCCTTAACCATATCTTTTATTTCTGGTGTCCATAGTTCTTTATCTTCATCCATAGAGATTTGAATCATTCTTTTAAATGCTGAACAATGAACATTTTCATCTCTTTGAATATATCTAATTTCAGCATCAGTAGATATCATAAGACCTCTCGAAGCTAGATTATGAAAGAATTGAAATCCGTTATAGAAGTAAAGACCTTCAAGTAAGTAGTTAGCAACTAACATCACAACAAAGTTCTTGAATGAGTCTTCTGCTAAAGATTTTTCATAAAAATCAGTTATAATATTAATTCTATCATAAAGGACTTTATTCGTCTTCCATCTATATGTTATTTCCTGTATTTTTTCAGGGTCTTGAACTACATTATCCAAAGTATATCCATAAGATCTACTATGCAATGCTTCATCCCAAGTTTGTCTTGCTAACCAAAAAACCACTTCAGGAAGAGTAATGAAGTTAGATATATTAGGTAAATTATTGGTTTGAATACTATCTAAAAATATTAAGAAACTAATAATTGTATCGTAGGCTTCTATTTCTTCAACTGAAAGAACATTAAAATATTGTTTTCTGTCATTAGCAAAATCTTTAACTTTCTGAGGTAACCAGTTGTTAGAGTATGCCACATTAACATACTCTATGAACTCAGGATATTTAATATTAGACATATCTAAAATATTGGTTATATTCCCACCAAATAATCTTTTCTCTGCATCATCTCCGTTAGGATTGAATAATTTCTTCATTGTTTTCCTTTAATTTTTTATTTCTAAGAACTCCTTAGTATAATTATTTAGTTATTCTTCAATTTCCACAATCGGAGCAACCACCTTCAATAGTCATTGAATAGTAAACAGTTTTTAAATCTCCGTATAGGAAAGCATCTATTAAAGCATCTGATACTTCATTTATTTTGCATCCTTCAGGGGTAATATTCATTTCCATAGATAAACCTGTATCTATCCACTTCTGCATCCTAGAAGTAGCATTAATAACAACTCTAGGATGATACTGAAACTTAGTCTTGTAGTACCAATATTTTTCATTAATAAACCTAGGAAGAATAGGTAGACTCATTTCACCTAATGTTTGAACCATCTCTTTATTGTATGCTGGAAGATAGGAAGCAACTGCACCCATCAAAATACCAGTCCCTGAATTCGGAGCAAAGGCAAGTAAATAAAAGTTTCTAATTCCGTGTTCTAAAATATCTTTTTTCAACTGCACCCAATCAAAACCATTAAGTGAAAGTTCATTAAGTTCTTCAGGGTCTCTACCTAAAATTTTAGTGTAGTTTTCTTTCTTGAACAAAGGATAAGGACTATAATCTTTTGCTAACTGAATACTTGACCTATAAGCATAATAAGATAGTTTTTCAGTCATCTGTTCTAAGAAAAGTAGACCATCATCTGTATCATAAAGTTTATTATTGTAAGCCATATAATCAGCAACCCCAACGGCTCCTAAACCCACATTTCTAATTTGTCTAGACATATTGTCAGCTTCGAGAACTGGCGATGTTCCTTCATCTATACTAACATCCAGTGCATAAACTGCTGAATCAACTACTCCAGCAATGAACTCATCTGTTTTTCCTACTAGATTTGTCATCACAATAGAAATTAAATTGCAACTATGTGAAAGTCCGTTAGTTTCTGTTGTTATTCTGTTATCTAAATCAGATTCTTCTTTCCACTTTGTTGCTGGTTTAGTAAAAGACCAGGACTCTTGACAGTTATGAACTAAAATTCCATTAGCAAAGAAATTATGGTTATCTTCAATGTTGATATCATATATTTTTTCTTTTGTTTTTGTTGTTCTTATTTCTTTAATTTTGGTTATAGAACCATCGACAATAAGAGTATCTGTAAGGAGTAAATCTTCTGCTAGAACATAATCTCTATCAACAGTAAAAATCTTATGGTCAGGAGTACATCTTATTGTATTTTTTAGCTCATCTTCTATTTCAATAAGTTCAGTTGAAACACCCATATCTAAGAACTCATAACAATTTTTATACTCTATTGCATTAGTATCAGTATTGAATGATTTAACTTGATGTCCTGGTCTTACTTCGTCTAATCTAATTGTTTTTTCTTCATCTTGTAGTTTAACTTGAACTTCTGTATCACCCGTCATACATAAATTAGCACACTTGGCTACACCTCCATCTGGGTCATACTTCATATAATTAGAAAAATTAAGTTTGTCTTTATTACAAATATAAGCATCACCAATTTCAATCCACATCCAAAGCATATCTTTCCATAGTTTTTTTGCTGATATTTTCTTAGTGAACTTCTTGAACTTTGTTTTTGCTAGTTCTTCTATATGTTTATGAACTGCAAGAAGTTCATCTTCTATACATTCTGTAACATCAGTACCCGTTAGTTTTTTGTACTCGTAATGATTAAACATCCAGACATCTTTATCTTCTTTAACTGCTTTTAAGAAGTGTTGATCTACAACAACCTGAGGAAATATATCGAAGGCTTTATCCCTAAGGTCTCCTTTAAGTTCAGATTTAATATCTAAGAATGAAGGCATATCTAAGTGCCACCAATCAAGTGCTAAGGTGATTGCTCCAGGTCTTGTGTTATGAACTACGTGAAATATATCTCCATCTTTAGAACAAAAATAGTTATTATTATCTTTAACTGTAATATCAACAAAATCCTCTTCTTTTAAAGGATTATTATCTATTTTAGTTACTTGAACTTTTTCATTAAGTGAATTAATAGTTATATCATTAATTTTTATTTCTTCTGCTTTAACATAAATGTATTCACCATTTTTATAGATTAGAGTTGGATGCCAATTAGAAGTAATATAACTTTCTGAATCACTAAACTCTATCTTAATTTGGTCTTTATGTTTAACCTCGGGTTTAAAAGTTCCTAAGACTTCTTTAAACTCTTGTTTTTCTGTTTCTATATTAAAAGAGTTAATTAAATCTCCCTTTTGAACATCTTTAATTTCAATAGTACAAATAACAGTATCTCTAAGAACTTCAACCATAGTATTTTTTTCAACACATCCACTCTGGTTTACTGCAACTGCAATATCATTAATTATTTTAGCCCATTTAGTAATATTATTTGATTTAACTATTTTGTAAGAGTAAGTGTCTTCGGGTCTAATTTTACCTAGGTACCAGCCTATCCCTCCTCCATTTTTAGAAATTAAAGCCATATCAGTAAATCCTTTCATTAAGGCTGTTAATGAATCAGGAGTTTCTCCTATAAAACAAGAACCAACATTTCCATCAGGTCTTCTAAGATTTCTTTTGAAAGGAGTTGCTAATGAAATATATTGATAATGAATATCTCTGAACATTTTTTGGAATCTGTTTTTTTGTCCGTTTTCAGATTTAGTAAGAATAAGAGTATTAACAATATCAGATAAGATAGGATATTCTATAATTCCTCTTTTGTTTTTAATAAGATATTTTGCTTTAAGCATTTCTACTTGAGCGAATGTTTGATTCCAATCATTGTTTTTTTCTTCATCTTTGATGATTTTATCTATGAATTTAATTTCTTTTTCTGTCATTCTGTTTAAGAACTCTAGAATATCTTCTCTGTAATAGTTATTCCTAACAAGGTACTTAATATGCTCTTGCCAAGCTTCAGGTTCGAGTTTAGTTGATTTATGAACTCCACGATACAGTTGATACATATCTGCTCTACCTACTGCTAAATCCCATCTGGTGTCATTGATATCTATCTTTGTTCTGCCTGAGTTAATAATTTGTTCTTGTATTAGTTTTGATTCGATAGTTTCTTTATTGGGGAAGTTAAGGATAGATTCATATTCTATTGCTGATAAACCAGTCCCTTTAACTGCGAAATCAATTAGTCTTTGAATTTTAGACATTTGAAAAGGTTCAATATCTTCATTTCTCTTTTTTGTGTACTTAATCATTTTTAATAGCCCTTTATGCTTTTATTTTAATTCCGTTAGGTTTATAATCATCTGCTAAAGTTTTAAGTAATCTAACTCTGTCTGCTTCTGTTTGTCTTTCTATATCTTCTTTTCTATCAAGATACTTTGAACTTTCAACATATTCTTCGAAGTGATTATCATAAGCATATCTATTGGTTTCATAGTCATCCAAAATAGTTTTAATCATATTTTCTTCAGGTTTTGTGAAGTTGCACTTTTTATTTTTAATATATATTTTCTTGAACTCTTTTTTATTGTAATCAAGAATTTTACCACCTGATGTTTCTTCTGTTTTGTATTCAAATATAATACTTCTTTTAGAGTCACTTTTTACTAGATATACTGTTTCTTTAGTTTCTTTGTTCTTATAAAACACTTGTTTCCTTTTATTTTTCTAATAGTCCTTTTTGGACTATTAGTTTATTTTATCTTCAATAGATTCAATAGCTGAATCTACAACCGCTCTTACACTTTTATCCACTATTACTTCATCAGCATCAAAATCTCTTTTTCCTGGATAGAATTTTTGATGCTCTTTAGCGAACTCTTCGATATAATCTTCAAAATTTAATGTTTTTGCTTTTTGAAAAATCTTCATTAAATCCTTGTAGGCTTTTGAACTTCTTTCAAAAGTAGCCCAATCTCCGTTAGAAGCTATAATCTCCATATCATATCCACTAAGATGAATAGTGAAATCCTTGCTTGAACCTATAATTTTAGTAGGTATTACTGTTACAGAGTCAGTGGACTCTGTAATAAATTCTCTGAATGTTTTCATTTTGTACCTCTTTTTATATTAATTTATACTTCTGAGTCTCTCTTGCTTTTAATAATTTCATCAGCTAGACCAATTTTTAATGCTTCTTCAGGGCTTAACCATTTATCTCTATCAGTTAAAACACACATTTCATCATAAGAAGTCTTACCTTTAGTATAAGAAGATAAGTCAGTCATTAGTTTCTTTTGTAAGAACTTAGATTCATAAAAATCAATTTCCATATCTTGAAACTTACCTTGTGTTCCTCCTGCTATTGAATGAATCATAATTCTTGAGTTAGGCATATATTTTCTTGTACCAGTTCCTGCTGAGTGAATTTGAGTTCCCATACTAGCTATCATTCCTGTACAAATAGTATTAACTGGAGTTTCGATATATCTCATTACGTCAATAATACCGTTACCTGCATATACAGAACCTCCACCCGAAGCAATGTACATACTAATTTCTTCACACTCTTCTTTAGAGTCAAGATAAAGGAGTTGTGCTTTAATAGTTGTGGCTAACTCATCATTAATCTCATTTTCGAGAATAATGATGTTTCCTTCGAACAATTTATCTATCATACTAAACTGTCTGTTTCCTCTTCCGTTGCTTTCTTCTACATTCGGTAAAAATATCATTACTTTCCTTCTTTTTTGTTATATAATTCTTCTAACATTTCTTGTTTTCTGTTGTACTCTTTGTTGATGTTTTTAATGAACTTTTTAGTTTCAACACCGTAATATTCTGAAAGATTTAATAGATTCTCTAAATCATCACATTCTTCTTCTAGTGTTTCAATTAAACTATCTACTTCAGTATTTTGTTTTGGATTTAGTGCTGATTTTAATGTTTCTTCAAAAGTACTAAGTTTATCTTGAATGTCTTGAACTTTTGGTGTTTCTCTTATAATTTTATCTTCAAGTTTAGAACCAAGTGATTTCCATAAGTCTTTAATCGGAGCTTCAAAATCACCAAGTTTATCATGAACTTCCTTAACCACTGATTCAACACCTTTTTCTAATGTTTCTTTGTAATCCTCACCATAGAGTTTTTGCATAAAATCCTCTTTTGATGTTTTGGGAGTTTCTCCGAGTTCTTTGATTAAAACATCAAACAAATCTTTAATTTCAGAGAATTCATTTTCTTCTTTTGGTTTGTTTTCATTTAAAGCATCATCAACTAAATCATTCCACATTTCCGGAGGAATAAAACCTTGAACATCGTTTAACTCATTTTTAACAATAAAAACCTTAGTTTTGTTGTCATCTTTAACTTCTAAACCTACTAAATCATTCATTAGAACCATTTTATTCGATACTTCATTTTCATTTTTAATTAATTTTACTTTCATTTTTAAATCCTTTTTTATTCTTATTTTTTTAAACCATCTTTATGGTCACTTTGATTTATGCTTTTTGTTTATTTAAAATTTCAATAAATGCCTTTGCTTTTACTAATGTTTTTCTATCTGGATATTTGCCTAGCAGGAACTCGTTATCATCTTCTGAGAAGTAAAAATAAGGATATGTTCCTCTGTTGGTAACAAAATGCTCTTTGTGTTCTATATCATATATGTTATAGTTTAAATCTAATAATCCTTTTTCTATTTGGTTCAACTCTTCTGCACTACTATCATCTATATTTACTGAATAGGTTTCGATTAATTTGTGATTTTTAGTGCCCAAATAATCATCTCTTGTGAAGTCAATAAACCCAAAATCAGTTAATACTGAAGAGAACTCCCTACAATCACATAACTCTTCACTGTCTATACTGAATAAAGCAACTACAACTAAATCATAAACCTTAAATAGTTCGTTAGGTGCATCTTCTTTAGACACTAGAAGTCTTAAATTCTTTTTTGCTTCTGTTAATGTTTTATAGAGTTTATCTTCATCTGACCAGTTATGGCTTAGAATTCTAAGTTTTAATAAAGTGTTATACATTTTTATCCTTTTGTTGTTGTAATTATATGTTGCAATAACTTAAACTATACTTAATTCCCAAAGAGATAGTTTATAAAAATTATCCACTATAAAATACATTTTATATAACTCGTCGTACTGTTCTGAACTTAAAATAAGTTCTTCTTCTAAAGCAAAGACTAAGGTTTTCTTTCTGTTATGAATATGTTCTATATTCTTTTGCACCTTTTTAAGTGTTTTTAGGTAATGAACTAAGCAGTAATCTAATTCTATTTCTTCTTTGTTGTAGTGCTGAATTAAATTTTCATTTAATTCACTAATAAGAATAGATTCCCCATCAGTTGTATAAATTGTATCTTCATCTACCTCAAACTGAACTCCATCATAAAACATAACATCACTATCTAAAATCATTTAATATTCCTTTTATTTTAATGAAATCCTCTTTAACCAACCCGAACTCATAATAAGGTTGATACTGAATTATATTGCTGTTTATCTGAACTTCTTCATCTTTCAGTGATTTCCCCGTTTCTAAGAATTTTGAATTATATGAACTTAATTCATCATCAATTACTACTGAATATCTGTATTGCTTAGATATTTCATTCATTCTTGAAATCCACTTCTTAGTATCTCCTTTGAAGAACTTATGAACTTCTTTAGGGAAATGAGGAAGGACATCTTCTAATGTCCAGGCTGAAAAAACATAAACATCCAGGTTGAACTTTTTAATTAGCTTAGAAAGTCTTAGCACTTTCTTCCTGAAAGGATTAAATGTTGATTGTTTATCTATTTTATATCTTCTTTTTCTTTCGTGTATGTTATACTGATTAAGAACTCCATCAACATCAAGGAATAAAGCTTTACTCAATACCACATTCCAGGAAGCATTTTACCGAATAAATCTAGTGCTTTTTGAACTTTCTTTTCTTCTTTGTTGGTAAAAATTCTGTTACCATTACTCCTGATAAAAATTTCAAGACCTTCAATTAAAGCATTATAATCTGCATTTACTTCTGACTCTATTCTTTGCAATTCTTTAATTCTAGGAAGTGAAAATTTAACTATTGTATCTCCAAGTGACCAAAGTTCAGATGAGTCAAAACCTCTTTCTTTTCTTTGTTTTTTCCAATCTTCAGATCTACTGTCTTTACCATCTAACTCATCTAAACCATAATATCCTGTTTTAACTATTTTCATTTTAATTTCCTTTTTCTGTATTTTGATGTGATATATGAACTAAAGCTGTTGGTCCACCTAAAATTAAAGCAAGGAAAATAAGCCCTTTAATGAAGTCAGGAAGCAAATTAAACTTAACTAGTATTTTAAACAATAATGAATCAGACGCCAAGGCTTCTTCTCTTAAGATATCCTTTTCATTTCTCTTAGTCATTTTGATACCCCCCTTCCCATTCTTTAATATCTTTAATTTTTACTCTTGAACTTGAATTGTTGGTTTTTAAGTTCATTAATGCTTTCTTTCTTGCTGAGAAGTCATCTTTTTTACCTACTGAATCCAAGTAACCTAATGAAACAGTTGAACCTTCAGGGATAAAATAAGGGTCGAAACTAAGCCCTGGGTCTTTGCTGTTTGAGTTAATAATCCCTTTGATAGAACCTTTGTACAGTTTTATTGAATTTCCATTATTGACTCCTAAAATAGTAACCCAAACACAATGAGCTGAATCTTTGTGCTTTTTTAATTCTTCTATTTTCCACTTAACATCAACCACTTCTTCACCCTGAACTATAAGAATAGTGTCTTCAACTATGGTTCCTTTTCCTGCTTCTATTGATTTGTAGATTATTACCTCTTCGTGAGTTCCATCTACCTCTCTTAAGTCTTTACCTTGAACTGCTTCTATTTCAGGAAGGATTCTTTTAAATTCTTCTAATTTTTGTTTGTTTGAAGTTACTAGTTTCATCTCTTATCCTCGTTTAAGTTAATGTAATAATATATATTTAAACTTAAATCTAGCTTAAACCTAAGAAGTTCATATATTTGATGTTGGGATTATTAGTGTAGCTTAGTGGTTCCTTGACTTAGCTCATAGCTTGAATAAAAAGTACTTAGTTCAAATATTTGATGTTGGTTAGTGTATATCACTGAATAAAAAGTTCATTAATTCATAAATGAATACTTGAATGACTGGTTACTTAGTTGTGCTAAAGAGGATTAAAATTAAATTTATTTTCGGTGTTTATTATATTAGATGTTTTTGGTTTTTGAATTAGTGCTTCAGTGGTTCAGTGCTTAAGTTCATAAATGAATACTTGAATGACTGGTTACTTAGTTGGTTTAAAGAGGTTCTAAATTAAATTTATTTTCGGTGTTTATTATATTAGATGTTTTTGGTTTTAAGAAGACCAAGGCTTCACGGACGCTTTATTCTAGCGAAGCGAATAAAGTAGACGTATTGCTGAAAGCAATAA